CGAGTTCGGACTGCGTCAGCTTCTGCGTCGCCGCGAACTTCCGTGCGAATCCGAACATCGGATCGGATTCGTCGATGCTGAAGGTCAGCCCCTGGGGAACCTCGAAGGTCGGCGGCAACTGGATTTTGTACTTGTCGGCCGACTCCGGAACAGCCTTCGCGCGCTCGGCGTCAGCCATTGCGCGCGTCGTCGCATCCTTGACGAGTTCGTCCTGGAGAACGCCTTTCTCGGCGTTCCAGAATTTCTCAGGCAACCCTTCCGGGCGGACCGGCGCGGACGGCGCGGCGGCCGACGCGACTGGCGAGCCACCGGCTGGGCTGGCCGGCGTCGGGGTCGGATTGTTCGGCGCTTCCGTCATGCGGTTCCTCGCGCTCTGCCAACATCAGCAGATGCGCCGCGAAACTGCGCGCTCCTTCCAAATGGCTCAACGCACCATAGGAAGCCTCCGGTCCGGCGACCCTTTCCAGACGCCGCAACAGGACTTCGCGCGCGTCACGCCACTCGACGGTTTGCGCCAGCTTTCGCCATGCTTCTTCGGGCGTCATACCGGCGCCTCGCCGGGATTGAGGACGCCGGGACCGGGCTCAACACCGGGCACGGCGCCCTTGACGAGCGGCGCGATGAGATCGGCGGCCTGCTGGAATTGCTCCTGCGGCCGCATCGCGACGACGTTCTTGACGCCAAGCTTGGCGCGCAGATTTTCCAGCGTCGCCGCGCCGTCGACGGCGACCTTGAACTCTTCGGGAAACGCTTGCCCGCCGATCTCGCAGAACCGGGAGGCGTTCGCGACTTCCTGCATGTCGGCGGCGCGCGTCGCCGGATTGACCGCCGAAATGATGACGTTCTGACCCTTGGCCTGCAGCGGCTTGATCGCGCCGCGCTGCTTCAGGATGTGGCGGAACCTGAGATAGATCGCGCGCGGCACCTCATGCCAGAACACTTCGCCGGGGACGCCGAACCGGCGCTGGCCAAGCTCCATCTCCGACATCCATTGCGTCGCCGTAGGCGGCGTATCGGCGCGCTGCTCCGGCTTATCGACATAGTGCAGCCGCTTCACGCGGCGCTCGAATTCGTCGAGCTGGAAATAACCCTGGTCCAGGCCCTTGACCTCGAACAGCGGTTTGACATCCTTCGCGCCGTCAGGCTCGACGGCGTAGAACTTCCGGGACTCGATCCCGTTCTCCACGTTCATGAACGTTTCGCTGGGCCACGTCATTGCCGGCGAAACCGCCATGTCGATGTTCTCGATCAACAGGCTGGACAGTTCGTCGATGCTGCGGAGCTCCGGCAGCGATTTCAGCGTCGGCCCGTTCCCGAACGCCCATTCCGGCGACGCGCCAAATCGGCCGATCAGGAATGAGCAACTGCCCTCGCCGGTTACCGATCCGGTATCGATCAGGTCTGCGCCAATGAGAACGACCCAGGTCCAGGTCTCTTCGTCCTTGCCCCAGTCCCGCCACCAGCCCCATTTCACGGAGCAAGCTTCGCCCGGAGTCTTGGTGATCTTGTCCCGCCACTTCTCGGCCTTCTCGCCCTTCGCGTTCTTCAGCGAGGGAACCAGCCCGTAGAGCCGGCGCGCCGTCGTCGCGCGCTCCCACCAGCGATCATCAACTGAGCCATCGGGGCCGACATTGCCGTAGATTTCCGTCAGAGGCGCGCCGAGAACGCGGATTGAATTCAGCGGCCCCGGGTCGATATGTAAGGCCACGGTGCCGATGCCAGCGTCTGGCGTGAACGTCTTCGACAGTTCCGCGCGCAGATTGGAAGCATTGATGGCGTCGAAAATGGTGTCGTCGTCGCGCTCGATCTGATTGGAGAGATCGTTGATCTCCGCCTCCTCCATCGCAGGAAGCGCTGCGCTGACCTGCGATTTCGCCCATTGCTCCGACTTCGGGAAGAAGGTCGAGATCAGCATGGTGCTGAAATCCTCGTTGGCCTCGATCCCGATCGATGTGCTCAGCTCGAACTTGTCGCCCGGCCGCGCTTCCGATGCCGTGGACGCGCTCTCCATCTGGCGCTTCCGCGTCGGCGCCGTGAAATAATAGGCTTCCTCGAACTCGCTGCGAAACTTCGCCTTGTGCTGTTTCGCGTCTTCGAAACGCTCGCAGCCTTCCTTCTCGATATCGGAATCGGTCGCCATGGCTCACGAAGTCGCCGGCGCGACGCCTGCGAGACCGCGGCCGGCCGCGCCGAAGCGGCGAGCCCGGATCGTGGTGACATCCTGCAGGTCTTCCTGCATCGTCTTAACCCGCTCTTCGGAGGCCTGTTTCGCGCGAAGTTCGGCGTCAGGGTCGGTTTTCGGTTTCGGCATCATTGGGGATGATCTCGGCGCCTTCTGCGACGAGATCGCGCCAGAGCCGGCCGGGCAGCAACGCACCGGATGACGACCCCACCATCGCCGCGATCGCCGGCACGCACCAGAACGAGGGCAACCGTCTCACCGGTCCCAGCTTAGCCTCGACGCGGAGAACGCCGCCGTCGCCGACGACGCGGTCCAGAAAGTTTCCGGCTTCCTCCCTGCGTTGCGCATCGATCTGGAAGCCGCAGAGCATCGGGTCCAACGTGACCCAGCACCTCGCATCGGGAAAATATCCGATCGCCATGACGTGCTTCCATGGACCGGGAACGATCCGGTCCAGCCAGCGCAGCGTCGAAGACCGCCGGAAAACGACATACCAGAACGCGGGACCGCCGAGCGCGGCGCGAAACTTCACGCCACCCTCCGCAACGATCGCCGCCGACCTGCCTTGCTCACCATGGGCCGGTCACGATCCGGCGCGGAGCGACCAGCCATCGTGTAGCCCTCGCCTGAGCCCAGAACCCAATACTGCAAGGCGTCGGGCAAATCGGCCCACTGATCCTTCTTCGGCTCCCGCGCCGACGCATCAGGCTTCTTCTCGATCACATATTTCCCGGCGAGACACGCCTTCAGACGCCGGCACGTCGAAGAAACGACAAGCGCTTCGACGCCGCCCGGCGCGCGCTCCAGCAAGTTGTCCACGGCGCGCAGCCGTTCCGGGATGCTGTTTTGCTTCACCGGCGCCGGTCTCACCGCGACGCCATGAGCGCGGAAAATCTCGTAAGACGACAATTCGGACTGCTGCCCCTTATCGCGCCCCTTCGGATCGCCGAAGAACAGGAAGTCCTCGGGCCTATGATTGGGAAAGACCCGCGCCATTTCGTTCTTCACCATCGGCGCGAAGGTTTGCGTCGAAACATCGAACGCCTGCAATTCATGCTGGATCAGCGCGCGGCCATTGAGCGTCTGTCCAAACACCGCCGCCGGGTTGCGGCCGAAGTCCAGACCAACGATGACTTTATGTCCGGCGACAGGCTTCAGCGGTTCACGGCTGACATGACGCTCGACCCGGAACTGCGGGAACACCGGGGAGCCATCGGCATAGATCGTGATCCGGTTCATCAACCTGGAATCGATCCACGCCTTCGTCTTGCCGGCCACCTTCTCAAGATAGAAATGCTGCGTAGAACCATCGGCGCGTTTCAGCATCGGCAGCCATTTCAGGTTTTCGGCCGCCGGATTGATGCGGTAACCGCGCACCCCTCCCCGCTCGTTCAAAATCTCCAGCAACGCCGGCGGCTGCATCCAGAACTTCCAGTCCTTCGGCCAGCGATGGGACGCGATCTCGTCAGGACCCCAGTGATCGGGAAACGGGGTCTGCCCCGTCATCAGCGCGATCCAGTTGGTTTCATCATCTGGCGCGTTCATGTCGGCGATGATGCCGCTCCATGTCGGGCCGCCATCGGCCACCGCAGGGAAGCGACCGGCGCGGCCATGGGCCTGATCAAACATCACCCGTGACGCATATTGGACCTCGTTGAAGTAAAACCCGGTGAACTGCGTCGATTTCAGCTTCTTCACATCCTCATCGCGATCCAGAGCAAGGAAAATCACCTCGCAAGACACATCGCCGACGCGGATATGATGCTCGAACGGCTTCGCCCAGCGGAACGTCCCATACAGCCGCTCCGGAAATTCCTCGGTCCAGTCCCTGACAACGGACTGCTCAAGATCAGGATAGGTCTGCCTGATCACGCCCCAGCGCGTTTTCCGCAGCCCATCGAGCGGCGATTTCGCCTGTTCGCACGCGGTCTGCCATAACCGCATCCGGGCCGCCTTCGACTTCCCCGACCCCTCGCAGCCCTGGATCAGCGCAACAGACGACCGATCGATCACGAACTCGTTGAGACAGCGGCCATCCGGCTCATAGACGATCTGGCCGCGTTCAACCTTGACCCGCGGCGCTTCGGAAACGTCGGTCACAACGCCCCCAAAGTTTTCGGACCGGGAAAAAAATCAGACCCGCCCCGAGATGATTTCAGGGAAATCGTGTGAGGGGGGTACGAGCTATAGAAACCGCGCCCGTTTTTTCCGGGCGGGGGGCCGAGGGCGCGCGCGGCAGGCGCGATCGTCGTCGCCTGGTCGATGCCGTGCGGGTGGCGGGCTGGGGCCGAGCGCATTAGCCTTCGCCTTCGCCCGTGCCATCGATCCAATACACGTCGTCGAGGCCGACGCTTAACTGATCATTAACGGCGGATGCGTGCTCGATCAGTGGCTTAGCATCTATGGTTTCACCAACGCGCGGTGAAACAGGGCCATTGTTGACGTTCACCCGCACGATGAAGCCGGGCATCAGGTTGCGGTCGGCGCCTCCCGCGCGCGTAGCCTCATCAGTGATCTGTTCGAGGACCTTGATGGCCGAGACGGCCGCCGCTTTGTTCTCGTCCTGATCGCGCAGCTCAGTCAATCGCGCGAGATTGCGCGGCGCTTCGCCTTTGCGTCGCACGTCCAACTGCTGCCTCATGTAGTCGTTGACCGTAGGGCTGGCGAGGAGGCTGTATGACCACGACGCTGAAATGCCGAGCTTTGTTGCGGCTTGAACTCTGTTCATTCCCTCCCAGACCATGAGTTCGACGAACTGGCGACCGACCTTGGTCAGGCGCTTCGCGACCACGGTTTTAGTCGGTTTCGCCCGCTGCTTGATCGTGAGGGCTTGGAGTGGAGCTGGCATTCGACCTGATATGCCTCGCGGGCGTGGGAGCCCGCTTCGCCGGTCCTCGGCCGCAGGAGCGGCCTGTGGAAAGAACCGTGCGCGGACGCGATGCGGGGCGCGCGGGGAAGATGGCGGCTGCCTTCCGAGGCGACAACGCACCATGCGAACGGGGCTTCTGAGCATCACCCCTTTTCACTGCGGCAGTGAGACAACTTTCTTTTCTATCGCCTGTTGAGCAACACCCTCCCCGACCGTGGTGCGGTGCGCGGCGCCTGAAAAGGCCATTTGATAAACATCAACAAATCGGAGCGTGCATGAAGGACCCCGAGGCCAAGCGGGCGGCGCTGGCGATGGTCGCGGAGGGGTATTGCGAGCCCCACGAGGCGGCTGAGGTCGCGGGCGTCTCACTGCAGCTCATGCACGCCTGGCTGAAGCGCGCCGGCATGGACTGGCGCCGGACCAGGAAGCGCGCGCTGGCCAAGCGGTTCGCGCGCCATGTCGCAAACGGGGCGCGCCTGACGCAGCGCGCAGCGAAACGGAGCGATCGCGATGCGCAAAGAGCACTGGCCGACGGTCTGGCGCGGGAAACACGTCTCAGAGCCACAGAACCGCGCAGCATTGACCGAAAACGAGCGGCTCGACGCTTTATCGACCGCGCAGTCCACGAGTTCGACACAAGAGAAGCGGCACGAGAGGCGGCGGGCTTGGCTGGACCGCGAGTTCAAGGAGGCGGAGGCCTGGGGTCTGGTGACGCTGTTGCCGACCCTACGGCACGTCCATTGCCGGAAGTGCGGTCGCAACAGGACCGTTGAAATCCCCTACGGCCGCAGCAACGTCCGCTTCAAATGTTCACGCTGCGGGACGAGGATTTGACAACCCCGCAGCCGCATCAGTTTGCCGGGGCCGGCAAAGGCATCAGCGCACCGCGCGGCGACGCAGCGTCTTCCGCCTTCTTCCGCCACCGCGCTTTCGCGGCTCGCTTCGCCCGGGCGCGCCTACCATGGCGACCGAGCTTGGCGGCGACGGCCTTGCCTCCAGCCGATGCGCGCGACTTTTGCGTTTCGAGCAGTTTTCTACGCCTCCAAGCACTCAAATGAGGCTCTAAAATCGCATATTTCCGCGATTCTGGTGGATTGATGCTTGCCGGGGGGCGAGCATCGGGATCGATCACGATCTCCACGCGCATCCCGAGCGCCTGAATCGCCTCGAACGCTGTCTGCCATGACAGCGTCCTGGTATTGATCCGGGCGCCATCGGAGCGGACGCCGGTGTTTGTCTTCGTCCAGGCCTCGACCTTGCCGCTGTAGCCGCTGGCCCAGCCGACACGCTCGTCGAGCTCTAGCAGCGACATCCCCATATCGAGGCGCCGCGCCCGCATCACCGTGATCAGGTCCTCGTAGCTGGAAATCGCCGTCATCTGGCGGCCAGCGCGAGCAGCGTCACGGCGGACGCCGTCATCAGCGCGGAGGTCGCCACTCCGACCGTGCGGATGCGCCCGCGCGACGGATAGGCAGCCGCCAGAAACAGCACGGACGCAAGCGTTAGTGTGGCGGCGAGCACATAAGCGAAGATGGTCATCCCCTCGCTTCCGAGGCG